TGTAACCCAATCTGCAACAGCACTGGTTGACTTATTGATCTTTAAGGTGCTAGTTGTCGTATCAAACCAGATAAGACCTTGAGAACCCTTACTACCAGCAAAGGCTGCGTCATCTGCAATAATCAATGACGGCGCTGTAGCACTCGCTATAACAGGGTTAGAGCCTTGATTAACAGATGGAAAAGACTGCTGTACTACTTTCTTGATTAGTCTGAGATGGTTATCGCCTTGACTTACAGGATCACCAGCAGGGGGGTTAGCCGGGACTAGATTGTTAATGTTTTCGCCAGTTTCTAATGCCATTAGTAGTACCCGCCAGTATTAAGGACTCTCAATTCACCAGAATGCCTATCCTTCTCATCCTGTTCTTGAATGTCCGATATTGCTTGTTGGAATGCAGTAGCCCATAGTTGAACCCGTGCATCATTTTGTAGGAATGGCTCCGCTTCTAGTAGAGAGCCATACAAGTAAACATCCGGTGAATCAGTAAGAATATCATTTGTTGGAGCCAGCGCCGTTAGAGCAGGAATCTTTTTATAATAAAGAAATCTTATAGTGTATATGCCGTCCGGTGCAGGGCCAACATAAATATTGCCTCCTTTGATGGTATAGGTAGTTGGCTTTCCCTGTAAACTACCAGCCCATATTCTATCCATGATTTCAGGAGTGATATAACTCATCGCTGTAATAGGACTAGTTGTCAAATGCACAGTACGCATCTGTCGATAGTCATCCGGCAAAGGGTAACTCCTAGTTCCAGCAACCGTAGCTTGATCCGCTTCTGTCTCCATAGCACGAATCCTAAGAATCCTGTTAAATCTAGCTTCTGTCAAAGAAATAAATTCAGGTATCCTTGCAGACATGTCATCTCTGTCTAGCCAATTAGCAACCGCAGTTTGCAGTTCTGTGTACGTCGAAATTGCCATTATCTACGGGCTATGTAATAAACGCTGTTATTTAGGATGCCGAAGTTTGTTTGCACTGATCCGGGCTGTCCGGGATTGTATAGCCACATAGTTATACCCTCGTTGGAGTAGTCCTGAAAAACTTGTTATCAGGATCATTTAAATATTTTGAAAGAAGTTTAGGATCATGCTCTATCATAAAAGCCCAACCTTGCGTTCCATCTTCCCAAGTTACCCAAGTCTTAGTCTCTTGCTGCCATCGCTCCCAAATACCAGATGGTATGGACGCGACTCTAGTACCGCTTACCTGTTTGCCGGGGGTTAGTTTATCACCCCACTCTCTTTGTAGTAGCTTATTATTTTCAATTATCGGCTCTACGTCTTGGTGTGTAGTAAAAGTCACACTACCATCGCTATGATCTTTAACCGATGTTGGTCTAAAAAAGCCAGTTTTCCTATCATTCATATCGGCATCTCGCCTCTTTCCCCAGACATCTTCTTAAAAGCCTTCATTGCTTTGTCTTGTGCTTTAGATGAACTAAACTTTTCTTCTTTTGGGCTACGCTCCTTTTTAGGATTTAACCCTTCTTTTAAAGTTTTCTTTGCGCTCATGGTTTCCCTTTAAGTGAAAGGGAGCGGCCCCGAAAGGCCGCCCCCAGTACATCTTACGCAGCTTTAACGCCAATAACAGCACCTGAAGCCTGACCATTCTTACCACGAAGGCCATATTCAGCAAGCATCATTTGCTGGATTGAGTCACCAGTCTTTGCTAGATTCTGCGTAGAGAACGGACGTAAGTAATCTACTGACCAGAAATCATAGTCAAGAACATACAACTGGTTAGGCAAGCAAAACCTATTAGGTACAATTTTATAAGTACCAAAGTCTGTCACAATCACATCAACGGAATTGATGGAAGTTGCCGGGGATGCTTTATCGTGGTTTGTCACGATATCAGCAACCGTCGAACCAGCTAGTGCGGACATTTTAACTTTTAGCGAAGAGTCGCACATAATAACATCTGGCTCACCACCAGCGTTAAATATGCGTTCTATGCAGTTGTTTACCATGTCCATGTGTAGGACAGCATCAGCACCAGCAGGGGCAGCTTTACTAGTACCCGTGCCAGCGTTAACAATACCTACACCAGTCGTGCCACCAGCAGAACCATCAACGATATTGGATGTACCAATCGCCGCAGTACCTAGCCAAGTCATCAACTCACCAGTAACACGCGCAGCAGGAACAGCCGAACCGGGGGCTTTTACAGTTTCCCCTGTCAACATAAATTCCATATCACGCTTCAGTTCCTTCGCGGCTTTTGCCATTCTGTAGGCTTGTGAACTTTTACGTCCAGCAAAATCTACAGCTTCGGCGGTGCCTGAGGTCTGAATTGCTTTCACACTAATTTGTGTGTGGTTGTTTAACAACACTGGCTCAACTACTGCGTCGTTAGTTGGGTTGTCACCTTCCATTTTACGGTTTACCGCCTGTGCAGCTAGAGAATCTTTCTGCCACTGAAACAACGTGTTAGAAGCAGTTCCTCTACCAGCACCAGAGATAAACGGCGTATCTGTCGGTGAAATGTTATAAATAATATTACTCAAGTCCTCACGGATCTGTACAGCACTGTAAGTTTGTCGAGTATCGCCCGGAATCGCCATAATGCAATCCTCCTGTTAAAAGTCTACGAAATCCTCAAAGAGTTTAGCCGCATCATCAACACGACCAGTCTCCTTAAGCCTCTTCATGGAAGCTGCCGTACGTTCTTTAGCTACTCGTTTCTTTGAAGTTCCCCCACCGGCTTTCACAACTTTAGGCTTATTCTTAACTTTTTTGGCCTTCATGTTGGATTTCGATAAAGCATCATACTTCATAGCCTTCATCAATGCGATAAAGGAACGTGAGTCTACTAAAGAGTCAATCTCTTCAGGGACGAATCCTTGGGATAAAGCATACTCTCTAATCTGAGCGCCTAACTCAGTCCGAGAGGTGGCTTCGCGCCACTCAGGAATATTTTGTGCTAACTTTTCATGTTCTTTAGCTACGAAATTTTTATGTTGCTCAGACATTTGCTGCTGGAGTTGACCTTCTTCCTGCTGCTTTCGATGCTGTAAACCTTGAATATGTTCCTGTGCTTGCCTAAATTCTTCACGTTTAAGTAGATACTCTGACTGATCCTCTTCTCGTAAAGCATTCCAATCTATATTGAAACGCTCCAGACCACTCAGCGAACCTTCAATTACTTCACCAAGATTACGTACATATTGCTCTTTCAATCCCTGCAATTCTGGAAGTTCTGATTCATAGCGACCTTTCGCTTCTTCGAAACTATTCCTGAGTTCTGCAAGTGCTTGAGTTTTCTTAGTGTAGTCTGATTGACGAGAATACCCCTTTATCAATTCATCAAAGGTAACCTCATGCTCCTCGCCGTCAATAGTAACGGCATAGAGATCAGGTTCTTCTTCTTCGACCTCATCATCAGACTCCTCAGATTCATCTTCTTCATCTTCATCAGATGTTTCAGACTCCTCCTCTGCTTCCTCCAACGGCTCATCTTCAGATTCTTCTTTAGACTCTTCCTCGGAAGGTTGCTCTTCTGGCTGTTTTGGTGGTTCTTCTTCAGAATTCAATAAACCAAGAATCGCGTTTTGGGTTTCACTTAAACTTCCTGAATCCCGTGGTACTTCACCAGCTATAGACGGGGCATCTTGCGTATCCGCCATAATAAATCTCCTCTAGATATGTGGGTGTTGCTCTTCTAGAACTTTAGCCATGTGTCCAGTTTCAACTATGGACTGTATATGGACTCTAATCCTATCAAGCAGTCTTACGGCCAACCAGAAAGATTCTCGTTGGTCGATATCTGTAGACCCTGACATTTTCCAGAGGTCTAACAACTCTTCTTCTAACTTACTAAATGCTTCAACAAATACTGGGTTCTCAAGAAGCAATTTAGCTTCTTGTTCTCGGTTTGTCATATTATCCTAAGGCTACGGGCCTGTTTTGTTTAGCTTCTAAATCAAGTTCAGCGACTTTAAGTTGAGCGTCAATTTGCATTTCAGCAGCTTCCTGCTGTACCTTTTGCGCTTTCACTTGTACCTCTGCCGCCCTAATCTCCAATTCGGCCTTCTTGTTCTGCATCTCCATTTGGGCCATTTGCTCTCTTGGATCAGGCTCTTGTGGAACTGTATCAGGATCAGTCAAGAAGTCATTGACATTCTGAAAGCCCATGTTCCGTATCAAAGCTGCGCCAAGATTGTACATATTCTTTTCGGTAACAATTTTTAATCCACCCCTCATTGCTTCACCAGCAAAGTTCATCATAGAGGAAAGGTGCATAAGCTGTTGTTCTTTATTCCCGTGACCAAGGGCTACCGATACTGTGCAGTCAGTCCTATCATTCCAAGCGTCAGGTCTAACAGGTACCCATTGGTTGCGTAACATTACAACACGCTCTTTGTCTTGATACTTTAATAGTAACTCATAGATGGTACGCATCAATGCTTTCACGCCTGTTTCCGCGAACTGTCTTGCGATGAGTTCTACCCTGCTCTGTGCCGCAGTCATAACTGAGTTGACAGCAGAAGCCGTAGTATGGGAGGTCAGGGCTTTGTCATTTAATCCTTGCGTTGTCTTGCCTACGCCAGCCCTTGATTCCCGTATAGTGTCAAGGTACTCAAGCATTTGAAAACTATAAGGTTCTAGAGACGGAGTAGCTAGTGGAGTTACAGCGTTGGGAGACTTTACGCGAACCACACCCCCCGGTCTTTGGGTTAGCAAATCATCTAGATTCGCCTGACCCTCAAGGACTGCGTACCTACCAAAGTTCTGGTTGTACATATTGTCCATCAGGTTTCGCATCAATGTGCTTTTTATCAGTTGAAGATCGAGTACAAGATCAGCAACAGATAAGCCAAAGAACTTATGAGGTATCTTGATAGGAGTTATCGAAACAAAAGGTATACTGTCTATTGCGTCGTTTGCTAGAACCTTCTTGCCTACAGTACAAACCTTACGCAGTTCAGCAATCCCATCACCATCCCAATCGGTTAATAGATAGTTTTCATGCAGCCAGTAAACTCTTAGAGCATCCTCTGGCCCTTCTGACGTAGCGTAGCTTCCCCAATACTTAGCCGTTTTGTCATACTCATAACGTGCTAATCTTTCAGGAGAATACTCTTCCATGTCATCATCGCTGCCACCTAAGTCTTCTGGCTCTAGGTCTTCATCTGGATACATCTCCCGTAGATCAGAGAGTGTAACTTGTACGCGATGACAAACAAACTTTGCATCTTCTATAGACTTAGCTTCCCTAGCAATCAAGAATTCGCTAGGTGGAACATTCTCTATTTTTACACGACCATTGTAGTCACTCCTTATAACTACCAGATCATTGTAAGTTTCCTCTCCCTCCAAATATTCAGAATGCTCAGAGACTTCCAGTTCAGGAGAAGAAAGCAAAGCCTCCACTTCTATGTTAGTTAAGCGATGATATTCTTCCCGTGTTGATTCTGGGTATTCATCCCACCATACTTTTACTATACCATTCTTCTGTAGTAAAGCATCTGTGAACCATGAATACAAAACTTCCCAACCATCGTTATCTTTTACAAAAACATGGTTAACATAGTCCGTAGCTTGTTTAGCCATATCAACATCTTCTGGCCCTACAGGATTGAATTTCACCATCTCGTCGCCAGATGCAAAGATACGCATCAAGGATGGTTTAATCCACTCTATAGTATCTTGTACGGTAGAGTCAACAAACTGTGATCGA